ATTGTTATGACGGATGAGGAAATTAAGCAGAGGGAAGCGGAGGAAAGAGATAATCCGCCGCCGCCTAATTCCGACATATTGACGCTGCAACTCAAGAAAGAACTCGCGCAGATGCAAGGCGATATCGATGTTGCGATCGCGAATATCGAGCGCGATACGGCGATGGTCAAGCTGGCCGAGCAGAAAAATATGCAGATCGAGGATATTAGGGCAAGGTTTGGAATAGCTCAAATGACCACGCAATCCAAGGAGCGTATGTTCGCGGGGGAATTGGGGGTCAAGAGGGCGACGGGTGAGGGTATCTAATGACGATCGAGAGAACCTCCAGCACATGGATTACCATAGATGCGTGGGCAAAAGACGCTATTGAGGCGGCTCGCGACAATTTGGAAAATGCAGACGATTCTGAGGAACGCGGTCGGATTGCTGCCTTGCGTGAATTACTCAGGCTTGCTGACAATCCGCAAGCGCAAGCTGCTGTGGTTGATTACCACAGCTAAACATAAGGGCCGCTCATAGAGCCGCCAAAATAAGGACATTTTGATGCCTGACGAACAGAAGCCTGATGAGGCCGCTGAACAAGCCGCCTTGTCAAAAAATGACGATGACGATTTTGAATCTGCTTTCGCGGCGTTTGCTGATGGTGATGCCGCCGATTCAGGTAACGATGATGTAGCGGATCATGCCGCCGATTCAGGTAACGATGATGTAGCGGATCATGCCGCCGATTCCGTTGTCGAAAAGGTTTTGGAAAACGAAACGAATGTCGAAAACAACGACAATAACGAAAGTGAAAGCGAGGTCGATAGACTTCGTTCAGAGAACGAGCAACTACAACACAAATTTCGCTCCAATGACGGACGAATCGCGGCGTACCAGCGCCGGATCGATGAGCTTCAAGAGCAAGTATCCGCGAAAGCCGGTACTGCGAATGACGGCGATGACGATCAAAAGGCCGCTGATGGCGATGAGCTTGATGCTTTTCGCAAAGAGTACCCCGAAATCGCTGGTCCATTGGAGACAATGCGGACGCGAGATCAGAAGCAGATCGAGCAGCTTACAGCAACCGTAGCCGCTTTAACGGGCGATCAACGGCAAAACCAACTCGATAAGCAGGAGTCAATTCTCGCTGACGCTCACCCAGATTGGGAAGGCATCACAGGGGATGGGGCATTCAGAGATTGGGTTGGGGCGCAGCCGTTGTACGTCCAGCAGGCCGCTAGGAGAAACGGCGAAAAGATCACAAACGGTCAAGAAGCCGCTCATTTGATCGCCAGCTTCAAAGCATCGCTTCCACAATATGAATCGTCCGATAGCGACGCCAAGGAGGTCGATAAAGCCGCCGAGGCCGAGAAATCGGATCAACAGAAAACATTGCGCGGTAAACGTCAACGTCAATTGGAGTCTGGGGCATCTGTCCAAAGCAAAGGGCCGGGAGCGGCCTCTGGACCGCCTGATGACTACGATGCGGCGTTTGATTTCTTTGCCCGCAAGAAATCATAAGGAAACGACTCAATGTCTACTCAAACCACGAAATATGGCGACATCAATCAGCGTACTGCCGCGTGGGCTGCGTCTGAAATGTTGAAGCACGCCGAGCCTGTAATCGTCTTGCAGAAGTTCGGCCTCACCAAGCCGTTGCCTAAGAATAAGGCTGACACCGTGAAGTTCCGGCGTCCCGTTCCGTTCACCGCTGCGACTACCCCGCTGGTGGAAGGCGTCACGCCGACTGCTCAGAAGATGGTCTATGAGGATGTGCAAGTTACCCTCAAGCAGTATGGCAAACCGATCGAGATCACCGACGTTGTGATGGACTTGTCCGAAGACCCCGTTCTCAAGGACGCGACCATGCTAGCCGGTGAACAGGCTGCTTTAACCACGGAGATGATTACCTACGGCATCATCAAAGCGGGTACGAGCGTGTTTTACGCCAACGGCACGACTCGCGCTGGAGTCAACACAGCCATCACTCTGAATAAGCAGCGTGCTGTGACGCGATCGTTGAAAGCTCAGAAGGCCAAGAAGATCACCAGTATTCTTGACGGTTCGCCCAACTACAACACGACTCCCATCGAGGCGTCGTATGTTGCTGTGGCGCATACCGATCTAGAAGCCGATCTTCGTGGTTTGGCTGGCTTTACGCCGGTCGCAGAGTACGGCAACCGCAAGCCGATTTCACATGAGGAAATCGGCACGGTCGAGGATGTTCGTTATATCCTGTCACCGGAGCTTGGGCCTTTCCAGGCTGCCGGCTCGACCACTCTCAACGGTATGGTTGCCGATGACAGCACCAACGTCGATGTTTACCCCGTCCTGTTTATTGGCCGGGATGCGTTTGGTGTGGTGCCTCTCAAGGGTGCCAATGCCATGACTCCGATGGTCATTAACCCTGGAACGCCGTCGAAATCAGACCCGCTTGGTCAGATCGGCTTCGTTTCTTGGAAGGCGTACCACGCTGCGGTGATTCTCAATCAGAATTGGATGGCTCGCTTGGAAGTCGGCGTCACCGATCTCTAGGCCGCTCTCTTAATCTCATAGGCCCGCTCTGATCGGCGGGCCTGTCTTTTTCGGAAGGAAACGAAATGCAGGAATGCAAAACTGGCTTCGTCTATGGAACGGGCGCGGCTCTCAATGTGATCTGCGGGTTTATCCCAGAGCGCGTTGAGTTTTTCAACGTCACCGATGGCGACATTTTCAACGTGGGCTTTCCCGCCTACAAGAAAATGGCGTTTACTTCGGGTGGCACCAATGAAATCAAGGTTGGTGACAAGATCATCGGCACGACTTCTGGGGCCACCGCAATCGTCCTCTTTGTTCTGGCTGATACCGGGACTTGGGCAGGCGGCGACGCCGCAGGCACGCTGATCCTTGATGCCGCATCGGAAACTGGTACGTTTGCTTCGGAAAGCATCTACGCTAGCGATTCGAGCGGCACCAATGACGCTACTGGTGCGGCGACTACCAATACCGGCTACGATTCCGATACAGAAATCGCCACCAATACCGGGATTTCTCCGTATCTGGGTACGGAAGCTGGATACGGCTTTGGCTTCACTGTCGCTACGGCGGTCAGCGAGAATGCCAAGCTGTTCGCTTGGACTGCGTGGCGTAGCGCCTAGACGCCAAAAACGACCTGGGGCGGCTGCATGAAGCAGCCGCCCTTTCTCTTTTCAAAACTTTAATGGAGCCGCCTGCAAGGGCCGCTCAAGGAAAAGCAATGATTGATATCGATATAAAAACCGCCACCCAGGAACAGCTTTTATGGTTTGCCACTAATGTCATGGCGATCGAAGCTATCGAAGATGGTGAGAGCGCCGAGCAAATCCGCGCCAAGCTGATAACGGCTGGTTGGGAGCGCAGTTATATCTCTGTAAACAAAACAGGCGAACCTGTTGGAGTAGAGGTCGCCGTTAAGCAAGACCCCGCGCCGACCGATCATTTAGGCCCAGACGGCCCTGTGGTTGATTCGATTACGGGGGAGACGGCGGCGGCTACCAAACGTCGCATGGAGACTAGCGGTAAGAACGATCCCAAGCTCAAGATTTTCATCCCTAAACAGCCTGGGATTGGTGGCGATCGTGCCATTCCTGTCGGCGTGAATGGGACTCACATTCTGCTTCCGCGTGAACAGGAAATCGATGTCGCTCTGCGTTATGTTTTGGTTCTCCATAATGCCGTACAGACCGAGTACACGCCGGTCGAGGACAACCCAGGTGAGTTTACGTCACGCAATGTTCAATTATACCCGTTCCAAGTTCTTGAGGGTCGGGAACACTTGCTGGCGGCTCAATGAGTACCTTTCTGGAAATTTGCCAAAAGGTAGCGGGGGATAGCGGTACTATTGCCGGGGTATTACCTACCGCTGTCAATAGTCAGACAGGGCGGCTGCGGAGAGTTGTTAATTTTACCATCGAGGCTTGGGGACAAATTCAAAACAGCCGCAACTCCTGGGCATGGATGCGTAAGGAGTTTTCAGGGAAGGCGATTTCTTCTGGAACGCCAAAATATACCGGCGGCGGGTCTTTTTCGATTTCTGATTTTGCCCGTTGGGTGACGGAGGAAGGCTCTCTGACAATGTATCTCACGGCAACGGGTGTTGCCGACGAGGGCGAGCTTGTTTTTATAAGCTGGTCGGATTGGCGCCGACTCTATGGCCGTGGATTACAGACCAACAATCGTCCCACGAATGTTGCCATAACACCAGCTAACGAGTTGGCGTTCGGCGCTATTCCAGATGACTCATATACCGTTGGCGGTGAGTATTACCAGACCACTCAAATCTTGTCTGCTAATGGGGATATTCCAAATCTCCCAACGAGATTCCATGACATCATTGCTCACAAGGCTCGCGTTTTGTTGGGTGAGTTTGACGAGTCATCAAATGCGATCGCGACAGCGCAGCGTCAATACAACGACATGCTTGGCGATCTTGAGCGAGATCAGTTGCCTACAATGTCGATTGGTAGTGAGCCGCTGGCATGAGTCAGGAACCATATACTATGTCGTTTGGTGGTGGATTGGACCTTGTAACGCCGCCAATGAACAAGAAGCCTGGGCGGGTTATCTCGTCTTCAAATTACGAACCGAGGCCGGGAGGCTATCGGAGAATTGACGGCATCGAGCGTTTTGATGGTCAGCCAGAACCGCATCTTGCGTCATATTGGGTACTGAATTTCGACGCCGGTACTGCCATTGTATCGGAGGGTAATACCGTTACGGGAGCGACATCTGGCGCAACGGGTAAGGCGTTGATCGATGCGGTGATTGAGAGCGGTAGCTATGGCGGTAGCGATGCGGACGGCTATCTTGTCCTGTCGGAAGTCAGCGGCACGTTTCAGAACAATGAAAATTTGCAAGTCTCAGCCGCAACAAAATCAGTATCGGACGGTATCGCTGTCGAGGGGGGCGCAAGCATAGACAATCTTAACGATACATGGCTTGAGAACTCCATCGAGACGCGCCGCGCCTTGATTGCCGTCGTTACTGGTTCTGGAAATATGCGAGGCGTGTGGCGTTACAACGGCGTTAGTTACGCCTTCCGAGACAACGCGGGTGCCACAGCAGTTGATATGTGGAAATCAACGTCTAGCGGCTGGTCTCAATGTGACCTGGGGCATTCAATTAGTTTTACGAGCGGCGGTACTTATGTGATTACCGAGGGGAACACGATAACAGGCGCGACAAGCTCCGCAACTGGTGTTGTGAAGCGGGTAATTATAGATACGGGATCATTCTCTGGCGGTGATGCCGTTGGCCGGATCATATTTTATACCAAGACAGGAACATTCCAGTCTGAAAATCTTGATGTCGGCGGCAATCTGAATGTCGCAACGATAGCTGGGGACTCCACGGCTAATTCACTCGCTGTTGGTGGTTCCTTTGAATTTAGAAACCATAATTTCCTTGGGTCGGCATCGTCTGAGCGCATGTACGGAGTCGATGGTGTTTCGGCAGGATTTGAATGGGATGGGTCTGTGTTTGTGCCGATCGTAACAGGCATGACAGCGGATACACCAACGCATCTCATTGCACATAAGAAGCATTTATTTTTCATGTTCGCAGGCGGCTCCGTGCAGAACTCTGGTATTGGAGAACCCTACGCTTGGTCAGTAATAAGTGGGGCTGCTGAGATTGGCATTGGCGGCGTCGGAACTGGATTCAATGTATCGTCGGGCGTGCTGATTATCTATTCCGAAAACAGGACTCATATCCTGTATGGCAACGACAACAGCGATTGGGTTTTGAACACTCTCAGTGAGGAAGCGGGCGCCAAAGAAAAGTCCATCCAAGATGTAGGTGGTCGTCTGATTCACATGGATGTGACTGGTATTCGTGATCTGTCGTCAACGCAGGCGTATGGCGATTTCGCTCTTGGTAATCTTTCGTTCTGGGCCGATCCCTGGTTTGAGGTACAAAGAAGGTCGGCAGCATCCATAACCGCGACTATGCGGGTAAAAAAGACGAACCAGTATCGTGTTTTCTACGACAACGATATTGGCATGATAATGGATTTGACATCCAGAACTCCGCAATTCTTAGCGATTGATTATGGGATGGTTGTCAGGTGCGCTTGTTCTGTCGAGGACAGTAATGGCGATGAATGGATTTTGTTCGGATCGGGAGATGGGTATGTTTATCGGGCGGAAGTAGGAACCAGTTTCGATAATTTGGCGCTATCGAGTTTTCTCCGCTTGCCGTTCTGCAACATGAAATCTCCTCGCTATGAGAAGCGGCTTCATAGCGCCGAAGTCGAGGGAGATTTCGGGCCGACAACAGCCCTCTCCGCATCTGCTGATTTTGGTTATGGGAACCTTGAGTTTCCATCACAGCAATCTGCGTCGATTACGGTGGCCGGCGGTGGTGGTTTTTGGGGTGAGGCAATTTGGTCTGAGTTCTATTGGGGTTCTCAGTTTGTTGGTCAGGGAAAAGCAGAGATTGAGGGTATAGGCGAGAATGTCAGCTTGGTATTTGCCTCATCAGACAAATACGAGGAATCCCATACGCTGCATGGCGTGACGCTGAATTACAGCATGAGGAAGTTGATACGATGAGCAATAATTATTACGCGCCGGCAATCATCGCGGAACACACTCTAGCGCGTGGCTCCGACATCAACAGCGCGACAACGAACCTTGAGGCGGCTTTCGATAAGATTCCGACAGAGGCGCAACTCAAACAAGACAGAGTAACCTATCAGGGAACGGAAACAGGCTCTGCAAATGTTTATGCTGTGGCGCTGCCTTATACCATTTCGTCGTACACAGAGGGGCTTCGCGTTCGGACAAAAATTGCGAACGAGAATACGGGTTCTTGCACGCTCAATGTAGACGGGGTTGGAGCAATTTCAATCAAGCTGTTTGATGGTTCTAATCCGGCATCTGGCGATATAGCTGCTGGTAAGCTGGCTGAATTTACACATGACGGTACTTATTTCATTCTCACTTCTTTTCCCGCTACTGTTGTTTCAGCGGTGACAACCAGCGCAACAGACGCGGCAACAAGCGCCGAGGCGGCGGCAGCATCTGAAACGGCGGCTGCGACAAGCGCAACCAATGCCGCTACCAGCGCAACAGCGGCAGCAGCGGCGGTGACAACGGCTCTTGCAGCAAAAATTACGATATCGACCTCGGCTCCCAGCGGCGGAAGTGCCGGGGATATTTGGTACAGAGTAACAGTCTAAATAGGAGATTAAATCATGGCGGCTCTATCAGATTACGCAGAGAAGTTGGCTCTCGACTTCTTGATGAACACGCAGACGGCAACTCGACCCACGGCTTGGTATATTGCTCTGTTCACAGCAGCCCCAAGCGATTCTGGCGGGGGTACGGAGGTATCGGGAAACGGGTACTCACGGCAGTCGGTCACGTTTGATTCTGTAAGTTCTCCAGGCGGCACAACCGATAATACAAATGCTCAATCGTTTACAGCCAGTGGTGGGAACTGGGGGACCATCACCCACCTGGGAATATTCAGTGCGTCAACCAGTGGAAACCTGATTTTCCACGGTGCTTTGACAACCTCCAGGGTTGTAAATGACGGCGACACGCTGACTTTCTCGGTCGGCAATATCGACCTAACGCTCGGCTAAATTATGCCCAAGACCATTGAATTTCGAGGTAAACGAACTCGGTCACGGTCGCAAGACCGAAGCCGGGGATTTTCGTGTTACCGAAGCTCATTGGAAAGCTCGCATCTATCGTCGGGTTAACGAACTAGGGCATCGGCGAGAAACTGAGGCCGGAGATAGTCGTGTCACTCAATTGCACTTTATTGAGGGGCAGCGAGTAACTCAGGACGGTCTCAATGTGAGAGTTACTCAGGCTGGAGATCGGCGGGTATCAGAAGAATTCTTTGATAGCCTTGCAACCGCTTCTTTGTCGGCGGCTGCAACTCTAGCCGCTGCTGCTGCCAACAGCAAGTTTGGCAATGTTACGCTCTCAGCGGTCGGAAGTACCGCATTCGCGGGGCTGAGAACGACCATCGGAGCAGTGACACTATCAGCAATAGGCTCCACGCTATCCGCTGGAGAACGCACTGTTTTCGGATTAGCTGCTTTCACTGCGACGGGGGCGCTTACGGTATCTGCTCTTCGTGAGACATTCCCCTCTGTTGCTCTAACAGCGATAGGTTCCAAGCTATTTGCTGGAGAGCGTACCGTTTTTGGGGCTATAGCCTTGTCGGGAGTTACAGCTTTAGACGCAGTAGCTCTCAGGGAGACGTTCCCTTCCATTGTTCTAACAGCAATAGGCTCCACGCTATCCGCTGGAGAACGCACTGTTTTCGGGGCAATCAATCTTGCCTCGATAGGCAGCTTAACGGCGGCTGGATTGAGGACGACCATTGGGGCGGTAACGCTATCGGCAATAGGTTCCAAGCTATTTGCTGGAGAGCGCACCTCTTTCGGGGCTATAGCCTTATCAGGGATTACGACTTTAGACGCGGCGGCGTTGAATACCAAACTCTCGGTAAAATAGGTACTACCGTTTTGTTGGGGGCTGCCACTCTATTTTCAGACGGTCGTGTTTCTAAACAAGGAATCGTTACCCTGGCGGCTATCGGGTCAATGGCGGCTGTTGGTTTGAAGGAAACATTCCCGCTCATTTCGCTTACGGCCACCGGCTCCATAACATCGGCGGCTCTCCGTGAGACCTTCCCCTCTATCACGCTAGCAGCAACTGGTTCCAAACTATCCGCTGGCGAGCGCACGGTCTTTGGATCGGTTGCTCTGACTGCGAATGGATTAATCGCGGTATCCGCTCTTCGTGAGACCTTCCCCGAAATATTGATAGCTTCGACAGCATCAATGACGGTTATTGGCTTACGAACCGTCGAAGGAGCAGTCGCCCTAGCTGGAGCAGGGGGGGTATCTTCTGACCCGCAAGCATCAAGGGTTGGCGCAACATTATTGACAGCCTCTGGCTCTATGATTGCTATTGGTCTTCGTGAAACATTCTCAGATATAGGACTTACGGCTTCTGCTTCATTGACTATCGCTGGGCTTAGAGAGACATTCGCCGTTATCTCCATGTTTTCAACCGGCTCTTC